TATTATTGAAAGGGCCATCTCACGCACAAGGCGGAATACCAATTGAGGCAGAGGGCGGTGAAGCGATTATAAACAAACGGAGTACGGCAATGTTCGCTCCTATCCTATCCATGCTTAATGAAGCCGGTGGCGGAACTGCTTTTGCTCACTCTCCAACTTTCAATAGCGATGGCGGGTTTGCATCAAGACAGGCGGTAAGTTCAAACGCACTCACGCCCGATCAGATTCAGACAGCCATGGAAAAAGCTGTTGCAAAAATAAAAGTTGCTGTTGCTGTTGAGGACTATCGAAAAGCAGACCAAAACTATACAAAAATTCAGGATAGGTCGAATTATTAATTTGTTGTTATATGTGTGAAAGAGCTGGCTTGTGAAAGTCGGCTCTTTTTATTTGTCAAAAAATTGAAAAACAAAGGATTTTTAGATACTCTACTTTTGCGAAAGTATATCATAGACTATCAAAAAAATGAAAGAAATCAGAGTTTACAAGCCAATTGACAAAGAAGATATTTTCTTTTCCTTTTTTGGAGAGGAAGACCCTTTTGTTTTCTCCGCTGATGCAATTCATAAAGTCTTTGACGAAAACCCGGATGAAACAGAATTTACTTTCAGCATAAACTGTGATGGAGGCTCAGTTTCTGAAGGACTAAGGATTTACGATGTAATGCGTATGTCGGGTAAAACTCTTTATTGCAACGTTGAAAATAACTGTCACTCGATGGCTATTATCCTACTCTTAGCAGCTCCCAAAGAAAACCGTACCGGTAACCCAAACATGCGAGGAACAATTCACGAGGTTCGTGGAGGTTCATGGGATGCTTTGAAAGCAAGCGAACTCAGAGCGCTAGCCGATGAAATCGAAAAAGAGCAAAATGCCATCCTAGACATTTACGCTGAAAGAACCGGTTATGATCGTGCAGAACTCGAAATCCTTATGAAAGAGGAAAAGAATCGGACTGCTCAGGAATTTCTTCAATACGGATTTATTTCAAAAATAAATACATACAGTACAAATTTAAAACCCAAAAACCAAATGAGTAAACCAACAAAGACGGTTAAGGAATTACTAAACGAAGCCAAAGAGCTTGGTAAACGTATTCTCAACCTGACAGAAGGCGGTGAACCTGTGAACTTCGAGTTCAAGGATGCCGATGGTGTGGTATTGTTCACAACGGAAAAAGAGGATGACAGCATTGCTGTAGGTGATGCTGCCTCTCCCGATGGAACTTACGAATTACCAGATGAACGTACGGTTACAGTAGCCGGTGGAGTTGTGACAGAAATCACAGAACCAGGAACTGATGCAACCGAAGTGGAAAACCTCGAAGCACAAGTTGAGCAATTGACTAACGCTTTGACAGAAGCAAACAACATGATTACCGAACTGAGCAATCACGTTCAAAGTAATTTCGTTGCAACTCCGAGAACTCGCGTTCCCGGAAAGCAGAATGTAAAAACTCAGACAGCTGAGGAATTGAAAAACGAGGCTCGCGAAAAACGAACCAAAATGCAAGGAGGAAAATAAGAAATGGCAGCAATTTTAGATTTTACGCAATTTACGTTCTCCGCTGAAGAAATTCGCGCGGTAAAAGAACTGCTTTGGGATGAAGTAATTCAAGCCCCTGAAATTTCCTTGATTCATACTGTTTTTGATGGTATCGAATACGACAAAGAAATTGGATTCATCGGTAAAGGTGGTATGGTCGGTGTTGCTCAACAAACCGGTGATGGTGATCCTGTTGCTCAGGCTTATGCTATTGCAACCCGCAAAATCAAATGGGAACCTAAGGGCTGGGAAATACTTATCCACCAAAAACGTGTGGATATTGAAGCTACAGCAGCTGTTTACAGCATGAAAACAGGAACTTCATACAACGATTTCACTTCAAGCGATTACATGGCTATCATTTTGGAAGCTTTGGCAATCTCTGTGAAAGAGTTTATCATCCGTTTATTTTGGTTCAACGATACGGCAGCCGATGTTATCGCTAATGGTGGTACACTGACAGACGGTACTGACAAAAAGTATTTCACTATCCTTAACGGATTCTGGAAACAGATTTTAGCACAAACAACAGCAAACGCAGCTCAAAAAGTTGCAATTACTGAAAATGCCGGTGTGTCTTATGCTGCACAAGCGTTAACTCCTGCTAATGTTCGTGATACTTACTTGCCAGGTCTTTTGTTTGGTGCTGATATGAATTTGCGTGGTATGGCCAATGGCTTTATCATTTGCACGCAGTCGTTCTACGATGCTTATCAAAAATCGTTGCAATCTGTTGCAGGTGGAATTGAAGCGTTGTACATCAACCTGATTAACGGTCAAAAAACTTTGTCTTACAACGGAGTTCCATTATTGCCAATTCCTATCTGGGATGTGATTATCAAAACATATTACAATACCGGTGCTAAATGGTTGAACCCTCACCGCGCAGTATATACCTCTAAGGAATTGCTGGCCGTTGGTTCTGATGCCATCAAGTCATTCGGTGATTTGGATGTATGGTATCACAAAGATTCCCGCAAAGTAAAAATTGAGGGAATGGGTAAAGCCGATGCTAAGTTGTTGAACCCGGCACTGTTTCAAGTAGCCATCTAATAAAGATTTCCGAAACTAGAAGCGAACCAGCTTGATTGCTAGTGTTCGCTTCTAGAATAGGAAATAGAAAGGAGAACAAAATGGATTTATCTCAAATCACTGCCGGATTAGTTGCAGTATCTGCAACCCGCAACGCCATCGCTGGAACAGGTTCAAAAGTATATCTTTTGAGCTACTCAGACATCAACAAAGAGTCTTCAACAGTGACAGCAAATGTCATCAGCGCAATCATTATGCAGGCCACTAAAAAGGGCTACATTTTTGAAACGCTGGATAACTCAGTTGATGGAAGTTCTGACCTTGCAAAAGGAACTTACTACTCCGATTTCGACCATAAACTTGCTTTGCGTATTTTCTCAAAAACACAAGCAGCAAAAACTTTTGTTGAAAGTCTGAAATTAGCTCGTGTTGTTGCAATTGTGGAAAACAAAGAAACTGGTGTTGCAGGTGAAATCAAGTACGAAGCTTACGGATGGGATGCAGGTCTTGAACTTATGACAATGAAGTCATCTACTTTGATGGCTGATAAGATTGTCTTTGATTTGGAACTTGGATCAGGTGCAAAATCGAAAGAAACCTCTCTTCCAAAGTCTGTATTTATTACTTCAGTAACAGCAACGGAAACAATGCTTGCAGGCTTAGTCGCTTAATAAGACAGTAAAAACAGTTTATCATCCGATAGGCTGTTTTTACCTTTTCTCACAAAAAATACAACTAATTTATGAAAACAATATTAGGATTCTGGCTACTGGCCGGTGCACTTTTACAAGATACTGTCAATTATGACAATGATTTGCTTTGTTCCAATGCCAACATCACTGATGATTTGGCTTTGTATCACTTGAAAACAAACCCGAATTGCAGATCGCAATTTGAAACCCTTCCTGAAAATGTCGATGAACTGATTGAAGCTTATGTTATTCCTGGAACAGAACCAGAATTGACTGAAGAAGAAAAAGCTGCATTGGAAGAAGCTATTCAAGCTCAGGTTGATGCTGAAAATGTTGTTGTTGCTCAAATTGTAGAACAATTGAAAGCAAAAACCACTAAAACAGCTATCAAAGAATCATTCAAAGAAGTGAAAACAGTAGGTACTAAAAATCTTACTCAAGGCTTTTTGATCGAATTGATTGATAGAGCATCCGCTCAAGTAGCAGCTCCTGAATCAACTGATGTAAATACTGAAAATTTGGAAGATAAAACTCCAACAGCTCCGGAATTGACTGAGGAAGAAAAAGCAGCATTGTAAGAAGAAAAAACAGAGTAAGCTAAATCAACACAAAAATTAAAAACCTACATTTTTCGGAGTGTAGGTTTTTCCAAAACAAAGCGGGGTAGAGCAGTTGGTAGCTCGAAAGACTCATAATCTTTAGGTCACTGGTTCGAGTCCAGTTCCCGCCACTAATCATTTACCAATGAAAGCAACCGTACTAAAAAGAGATAGAAGATTTGAACTCAGAAACGACAAAGGTTTAGGAGTTCAGTCTTATGGCGAACACAACGACTATCCGCAACAACTCATGGAGGTAGTAGATGCTTCAGGTACCGGGAAAAGTTGTGTAAGTGTTTATTCAAAATTCATTTCAGGAAAAGGATTTGAGGACAAAGATTTCTATAAGAAAATTGTCAATCGGTTGGGCCATACCAATGATTATATTTCCGATCAGGTTTCGAAAGACTTGGCAGAATTTGGCGGTTTCCTTATTCATGTGAACTACAATGCAAATTTTCAAATTTGTGAACTTCAGCACATACCTTTTGAACAAGGTCGTTTCAAAGCGCTCGATCCAGATACTGGATTCTTTGATAAAGTAGCTATTCATCACGACTGGGGGAAACGCTTCATTGCTTTGCGAAAATGGAAGAAAGATGATATTCATTTTATTGACTTCTTTAATCCTGATCCGGCAGAAATTCAAAAACAAGTTGATGCAGCGGGTGGTTGGGCAAACTACAAAGGACAGGTTTTCTATTACTCCAATGAGGGAGAACGCGTTTACCCTCTCCCAATTTACGATGCCGTTCTTACAGATATGAATACTGAAGAGGGTATCGCTAATGTTTCCAATAGAAATGCCAGGAATAACTTTCTTACTGCTGGTATGCTCATTGATAAGGTTGCGGATAATGACAGCCCACAAGTGGAAACACTAGGAAGCGATGCAGAGAATGAACGCAGACAGGAATCAGGAGAAAAAAGAGAAGATGAACGTAATGCAACCGAACAGGCTTTGCGTTCGTTCCAGGGCGATGAAACGGCTTGTAAAATCATTTACATTCAGGTAGGTTCAGACGAAGAAAAACCCGAATTTGTGAGCTTCAAAGGTACGAACTACGATAAAGAGTTCAACGTAACGTTGGCTAGTTCTCAGTCCAACATAGGAAAGGTATTCAATCAACCGCCAATTTTGAGAGCTGAGAATGTAGGTGCCAATTTCGGGGCTGACTTAATGCTCAACGCCTACAATTACTATAATTCAGTGACCGAAAATGAACGTTTAGTTCTTGAAAGAACATTTACCACTATTTTTCAGCACTGGTTTGAGCCAACTGGGGGAAACTACTCTATCACACCACTCTCTTACGAGGTGGAAATGACACTGGCAGACCGATTGGGAGATGCACAACTAAAAGAAATCATTCTTTTGCTCAATGATAAAACGCTATTATTCGAGCAAAAAGTAAGTATTTGTAAAACGCTTTTTGGCTTAAGTGATGAAGAAGCAAGAAACTTAATTCCACAAACACAACCGGCACAATGATTATAGTACCAAATGATATTCGCGATGTACGTCCAATTTCTGAAAATGTAAACGACACAAAACGTTTAGTTCCTTTCATTGAAGAATGTGAGAAGCTTTACGTCATGCCGGCACTAGGAGCAAAACAGTATCTAACAATTGAAACAGCCATCACAAACAGCATTAAAGAAAACGATCCAGTTCCTTTGTCAGATGAATTAAAAAATCTTTTGAATGGTTGCTATTATGACAGCGACAATCAACATTGCGAGGGCTTGAAAAAGGCAATGGGCTATCTTGCATACTCACGAATTGCACGCAATGGGAGTGTCAATGTAACAGCTTTCGGATTAGTCCAGAAAACAGCACAATTCAGTGAATCACTAGACGAAAAAACAATCGTTAGAATTGCCAATGATGCTGAAAAAATCGGACTTGAATATTTAAAACAATGTGTTGATTTTTTGAATTTTGGGAAACAACAAAGTGAAAAGAGAATTTTTAAAGGTAAAACAAAATTTAAAGCAATAGGAGACTAAGCGATGAAATTCTGGAACGGGATGATTAAAAAATTATTTGCTCTTCCAA